GATCCCTTTCCGTATGCTGCCCTGCCTTGTGGCTGGGCTGGCGTACTACCTTGCAATGAAACTCCCTGATGCCCTGCCTCGGCTCGAAATGCTTAAGGCTGCGTATGAGGAACAGTGGGCGTTGGCGTCAAGCGAAGACCGCGAAAAAGCGTCTTTGCGCATCGCACCACGACAGATGTTTTATTGAGGTGAAGCATGCCTACTAAGTTTGCTTCCGGTAAAAAAGCGATTGCAGAGTGTGATCGCTGCGGGTTTCAATACAAACTGAAAGAGTTGCGAGAAATCGTCATCAAGACGAAGAACACCAACATTTTGGTTTGCCCCACATGCTGGGAACCCGACCAACCTCAGTTGCAACTTGGTATGTACCCGGTTAATGATCCGCAGGCGTTGCGTAATCCGCGCCGCGATAACTCGTACATCCAAGCAGGTTTGACTGGATTGCAGATTGATTCAGGTGGTGGGCCGCTTGGTTCTGGTGACCCGTCTGGTGGTAGCCGAATCGTACAGTGGGGTTGGGCACCTGTCGGTGGTAGTAGGGAGAATGACGCTGGATTAACACCCAACAATCTGGTGTTAGGCATTACACTGGGTACTGTAACAGTCGCAACAACATAGGAGTGGATCATGAAACATGAAGACGTAAAAATGGACAAAGCAACGGTGAAAAAAGCCGTCCATAAACATGAAAAAGAGAAGCATCCCGGTAAGCCGCTGACCAAGTTGGCTAAGGGTGGCAAAACTAATATGCAGATGAAGACTATGGGTCGTGGCTTGGCTAAAGTCGCTAACCAAAAGAAATCTTCGTTTACCTACAAATCCGGTGGGAGGGGTCAATAATGGACACGCCAGTTAAACAAATTCCGATTGTTCCAAACAACAACGGCTACCCCAACAATGTGCCTAACACGCAGACTGTAAAGACCCGTGGTACGGGTGCTGCAACCAAAGGCACTAACTCTAGCAAGAAACTTGCATGAACTACGCTGAACTGACCGCCGCCATTAAGGCGTATTGCGAAAACGACTTCCCCCAAGCAGTGGGGGCGGGTGGACTTACATCTGCCCAGCAGATTGCTCGTTTTGTGCAGCAGGCGGAACAGCGTATTTTCAATTCAGTTCAGTTTCCTTCAATCCGAAAAAACGTCACGGGTACTACGACCAACGGCAACAAGTACCTTTCTGCCCCGGGTGACTTTTTGGCGGTGTATTCAATGGCGGTGATTGACCCTGTCACTTCTGAGTACTTGTACCTACTTAACAAGGACGTGAACTTCATTCGTGAGGCGTATCCGTCTCCGAATGATCAGGGCAAACCCTATTACTACGCACTGTTTGGTCCGACTACGACCAACAACGTGCCTCCGGTCATCACGAATGAACTGACTTTCTTGCTTGGCCCTACCCCCAACGCTGCGTACAACGTTGAGTTGCATTACTACTACTACCCGGAGTCGATTACGACTGCGTCTACAGGTCAGACATGGCTGGGTGACAATTTTGATTCAGTGTTGTTGTACGGTTCAATGCTTGAAGCCGCGACGTTCATGAAGTCCGATAAGGACGTAATGGACAATTACATGGCGCGGTATAACGAAGCATTGACTTTGGCTAAACGACTTGGTGATGGCATGGAGCGTCAAGACGCTTACAGGTCGGGTCAATTACGAGTTCCTGTGAGGTAACTATGGCTTTTACAGGTAACTTCACTTGCAACGTTTTCAAGACCGGACTCATTAACGGTGACTTTGATTTTGGCACCGGGACTACGGATGTCTACAAGATTGCCTTGTACACCAACGCTGCGACGCTGAACCAAAACACCACCGCATACACAACTACCGGAGAAGTTGTTGCTACTGGCTACACGGCTGGAGGCAATGTGTTGACCCCAACGGTAGGGGGGCCGGATGGCACGGCGTTCATTTCGTTTGCCAACACATCTTGGTCTGGGGCTTTCACCGCACGTGGAGCGTTGATCTACAAAGATGGTGGGGCGGCTGTTTGTGTTTTGGATTTTGGTGCGGATCGGACTTCGACGACAACTTTCCAAGTTCAGTTCCCTCCGTCATCTGCAAGTTCAGCAATTATTCGTATTTCTTAAGGAGCAAGTCATGGTTAAAAATAAAGCAAAGTCCACCGATAAAGTTAGCGCCAGCATGGCGCTCGGTGGCGGCTCTCAAGAGGGCGCTCGCGGAGGCGGCGTTTTCCATTTTGAGTGCTATGACAAAGACGGCAACCTCAAGTGGAAGGATGAGGCCCAGAACCTTGTTGTGAATGTCGGTCTGCAAGACATGAACGACAAGTATTTTGCTGGCACGACCTACACGGCTGCTTGGTATCTTGGTCTGATTACAGGCCCGAGTTCTGGTACAACTATTGCCGCTGGCGACACCATGCTGACTCATGGTGGCTGGACTGAGAATACATCGTATAGCCAAACCAACCGTCCTACCTGCTCTTTCGGTGCAGCAACAACTGCCGATCCGTCCGTGATCAGCAACTCGGCATCAGTTGCGGTGTTTTCAATCAACGCTACCACAACGATTGCTGGTGCTTTCTTGACCAACAGCGCCACCAAAGGTGGCACGACTGGTGTTCTGTTCTCAGCGTCTGACTTCCAGTCTCCCGGTGATCGCGCCGTGGTTTCTGGTGACACGCTGAACGTCACCTATCAATTCAGCCTCGACGCAGCGTAAGGAGAAGACATGGCTACGAAATTTATTAAAGGTCAGGAACTAAAGGTTAACGCCGTTGTCCCTCAAGGTCCGGTTCTTGCGCTTCGTATGACAGAAGATGGGGTGTTTTATTACCTCATCGGCTGGACTGATGCGAATGGCAATACACAAGAACGCTGGTTTGAGGAAAGCGAACTGGTAGCGGTGTAAGGAGAGAAGAGTGTTTGGGTATGCACCATTTTCCGCATCGCCCTTCTCTTCCCAAGCAGGATCGGTATTTAATGCGTCAGTCCTTGAGACAGCCACAGCGTTAGATGCCATTTCTGCTCTCGCCACATTTCCGGCATCGGTCCAAGAGCAGGCAACAGGGTCAGACACCGTCTCGGCACTGACTGATTTTGCCTGTTTGGTTGCAGAGCAGGTCTCTGCGGTAGACAGCGTTTCCTCTCTTGCCGACTTTGCAGTATCTGTCGCAGAACAAGCGACTGCACTTGATTCAGTCTCAGGCTCCGTTGTGTATGTTGTGTCCGTCTCAGAGACGGCAACAGGCTTTGATGCTGCTTTTGCATCGGTTGCTTTTGGCGGCTCAGTCATTGAACTGGCAACTGGCTCTGATGCCATCAGCGCACTGGCAAGCCTTGGAGCCAGTATCTCCGAGCAAGCCACGGCCCAAGACCAAACCATCGTTGCCCCCAGTATTTTTAACGCTCAATTGAACGAATCGGCGACTGCGTCCGATTCCATTTCTGCTGCTGCAATTTTTATTGTTCAGGTGGATGAAAGCGGCACAGCGTCTGACGCTACGTTCGTTGGAGTTGATTTCTTTGCCAGCATTCTTGAGGCCGCAAGTGGCGCTGACGAGGTTGCCACGGCAATCATCTTCACATCTTTGATTCAGGAGGCAGGTGTTGCCAGCGACAGTTTGCTGGGGCAGTTCTTGTGGAATGTGATCAATGACAGCCAGTCGGTGACTTGGACAAACATCAACGCTCAAAGTTCTGGCACATGGTCCGTGATCAACACGGCTGATTCAACTACATGGAATGTCATTAAGACATCGAACTGACTATGCCACTCGTACTCAAAGACAGGGTCAAAGAGACCACAACAACAGCAGGCACTGGAACCGTCACCCTGCTCGGTGCTGTTACCGATTACCAAACGTTTGCCGCTATTGGAAATGGCAATACGACCTACTACTGTATTGCTGGGCAGGGATCGAATGAGTGGGAGGTTGGCATTGGAACCTACACCTCCAGCGGCACGACTCTTTCTCGCGACACGGTGTTGGCATCCAGTGCTGGCGGTACGACCAAGGTCACATTCTCGGCGGGTACGAAGGATGTTTTCTGTACTTACCCCGCTGGTAAATCGGTCAACTACAGCGAAACTGATCAAGTTGTTGTTAGTGCGGGTTCTGCTGGCGCTCCAATTATTGCGCCCACAGGAGATTTAAACACCGGCATATTTTTCCCTGCCGCTGACACTGTTGCAATTGCGACGGCTGGAACGGAGGACTTGCGTGTTGACTCTGCGGGTAATGTGGGAATTGGCCTGACGCCTGTGGCATCAAATGGCATCTTGCAATTGAACAGTTATGCGGCGATCAAAGAAATGATCGAGACCGCAACCATCACTGCATCCGCACCTTCAGCCACAACCAACTTTGATGTCATCACGCAAGCGGTTCAGTATTACACATCAAACGCTTCAACAAACTTCACGTTGAACATTCGTGGTAACAGCGGAACGTCGCTCAATACGATCATGCAAACTGGTCAATCAGTGACCATTACGCTGTTGGTGACCAACGGTGCTACCCCTTACTACGCTAGTGCTTACCAAATTGACGGGTCGGCTGTAACTCCAAGATGGTTGGGCGGTGCTGCTCCATCGGCGGGTAACGCTAACAGTATCGACGTTTACACGTTTGTTGCGATCAAAACAGCGTCTGCCACATTTACCGTACTGGCTTCTTCGTCGAGGTTTGCGTAATGCCAGTATTAACGACAATCGCAGCGGCAGCAGCCCGAGCCTTTGGCATCGGTGGGACTGTTACGGCTGCTCCGGTTGAGTTTTTGGTGGTTGCTGGTGGCGCAGGTGGCGGCGGTACGCAGTCAGGTTTTGGAACCATTGGTGGTGGTGGTGGCGCAGGGGGCTATCGCACGTTCTCTTTTGCCTACATTTATGGCGTTGCATATACCGTCACTGTTGGGGCTGGTGGAGCGGGTGCTCCAGCGGTTGTTCTGGCTGACGGCTCCAACGGTTCCAATTCCGTTTTTGCCGGATACACCTCTACCGGCGGTGGCGGTGGTGGCGGCGCTCGTGCTTCTGGCGGCGCGGGTGATAACGGCTTGTCTGGAGGCTCTGGCGGTGGTGGTGGTGGGGGTACTGCCACTTCTTTCGGGGGCGCTGGCAACACGCCATCCACAACCCCTTCTCAAGGCAACAACGGCGCTAACATTGGTTCTGGTGGTTTAGGCGGCGGCGGTGGCGGCTCCAGTGCTGCGGGTTCTTCTACCACGGGTGGCGCTGGTACTGCGTCTTCTATTACAGGCTCTTCGGTTACTCGTGCCGCTGGTGGCGGCGGTAACGGCGCTGCTGGTTTTAACACTACACCTGCCGCAAAAGGAGCAAACACTGGCAATGGTGGTGATGGTGGGTGGGGCGCTGGTGGTGGCGCTGGTGGCTCTGGCGTGGTCATCATTCGTGTCCCCAACTATGTTTACGCTGTGTTTTCTTCCGGCGTAACTTCTTCATTGTCTACATCAGTTTCTGGCTTCAACATCTATACAGTTACCGCAACCTCTACCACATCAGAGACGGTGACGTTTAATCCAGTTGTGACAGTAAATTTTTTGGTCATTGCTGGTGGTGGCGGTGGTCGATCAGTTTCTGCTGGCGGCGGTTCATTTGGCATGGGTGCTGGCGGCGGCGGTGGATACCGCACATCTGCCGGGACAAGTGGTGGTGGCGCATCGGCTGAGACCCCATTTCGGGTAACTTTAGGGACCGCCTACACAATCACTGTAGGTGCTGGTGGCGCAGCCACTGTCGGTGGCAATAACTCGGTGCTTTCGACCATCACATCTACAGGCGGCGGTTCGTATAGTGCCGGTGGTTCTGGCGGTGGTGGCGACTTTAACGGCTCAAATACCGCAGGAACAGCCAATCAAGGTTTTGCTGGCGGCGCAGGTAGTAGCAACCAAGGCGGTGGTGGTGGTGGTGCTGGAAGCGTCGGTACGGCTTTCGGTGCAAATGCTGCCGGTGGATCGGGTGTTTCTTCTTCCATTACGGGTTCTGCGGTGAGCAGAGCAGGCGGTGGCGGTGGCGGTAACCCATTTGGCTCTGGTGGTACGGCAACGGCAGGTGGCGGTGCAGGTGGTAGCGGATTCCAAAACGGAACCGCAGGCACTGTCAACACTGGCGGTGGCGGTGGTGGTGCTTCTATTGCAGGCAGTGGCTTGTCCCTCGGTGGTCAAGGTGGTTCTGGAATAGTAATTTTAAGTATGCCCAGCAATATCGATGCGGTATTTTCTGGCGGCGTCACCGCAAGTAAAACCACGTCAAGCGGGTACAACATTTACTCTGTAACTGCTACCAGCACAACCAGTGAAACCGTTACATTCGGAAGAAGTGTTACGGTTGATTTTCTGGTTATTGCTGGAGGTGGAGCAGGGGGCGGTGATGGAGGTCGTGGTGGCGGCGGCGGTGCTGGTGGATACAGAAC